TTCTAACATTTCACTTAATATTATGGCTTTATCTATAGTATGAGTTAAGTCACACCATACAGCCATCCATTCTCCATAATGTTTATCTATAACTTGACCACCGATTTCTACTTCAACATAATCTAATAATTGAAAACCTAAATATCCGTATCCAACATATTCATTATTAGCAGTATCAACATCAATTTCTAAATATAAACGATGTAATAAATCACCATTGCGAGCAATAGTGCAAGTGAAACGACTACCTAATGAGGCTTTACCATTATAAGTTTGTTCAATTGATTCAATCGCAAAATTGGTATGGCGACGATAAACAATCTTGAAGAAAGTAATTTGTGGATTACCTGTTAAATAAATATCTTGAGCACCGTAAGCGACTAATTGTAATAAACCACCTGCCATTTAAAATTATATAATATATAAGGATAAATATATATTATAATTAATTTAAGCAAATAATATATCTAAAACACCATCCTTTATTCTTATAATATTATGGCGAACTAAATAAATATTACATTCGGTATATTGATTACCACTAATATCTAGATCTAGATCATTAAATTCTAATGTTAATTGACTATGTGTAAATTGGTCAGTACTTAAAAAACCACTATCTTTATTTAATACGGGTTCTAAACCAAAAGAATATGTATATAAAGGTAGTATAGTTTGAAATTTAGGTTCGGTTATATTATCCATATAGTAATAAGGATAAGTATTATATTCGTTAGGATGTAATATTAGAGATTGTGCAGAACTAATATCTTGATATTGATATACTTTAAAAGTACTATCACACTTAAAATGTTGATATCTTTGAATTAATTTATAATAATCTGCTGTAGTATCAACTAACATGTTTCCATTTATATTAATAGAAGCCTTTTTAAGTCCATCTATAAGTTGTCTATATGCTGAATTATTATTATATGTTTCAATTAAAGAAATATTCCATAATAAATATTCGATATAGTGTGTTTGTGGTATAGATACTTTATATGTGCTATTAGGTGATATGCGGCCTCTATCAATTCGATTAACTTGCTTAATAAGATATTCTAAAGGAAGATTTGTAAATTTTTCTTTTTCTTCTGGTGTTAAAAAACCATATTTATATAAACATTCAATATCTTTTATTTTACGTGTTGAAGTTCCCTTAAAATTTTTAAATTTAACCTTTATTGATATATTATTATCTTTAATAGCCCATAATGGAAATGCATTCATAGGTGTCTTATGAAACCAAAATGGTAATGGAACATATAAATATACATATTTAGTTGGATATGTAGAATATTCAGTTCCTCTTTTAGCATATTCATATGAAATCATTGGGACTAAAGAGTTTTTTTGTTGTTGATTTAAATATAAATCATAATATGATAGAATATAGATACTATCTAATTCACTCAAAACCTTATTATTATGCATAAATTGGACACTATCAATAATATTAACGAATGTTTCAAGTGCATAAGTATTAGTATCGAATGAATTTATATTACCACTATAATCCCATGTATTATTATCAGATACATCTAATTTAATTCTTAAATAAACTTCATTTAGTAAATCAGCATTAATAGGAACATGTATATCGAGAGACATATTATCATATATAAAATTATCATTATCCTTATCATTATTAGATACGACTAACCAGTCTGTACCAAATTGTGAATGTGTTTTAATATCTCTTTGGAAAAAGGTATATTCTGCATTTTGATTTATTAGTTGGTCTTGTTCTCCTCGAGCAAGTAATATAATTCGAGCATTTGACATAATAGTATTGTTTTATTATATCAAATGAAAAAAAGCTATATTATGTAGCGAATGCTAAACCAGCCTTACCACTCATAATACGCAATACATTTATACTTAATGCATAAATATTAATATATTTTGCAGTTAAATTGCTCGTTAATGTAGTTGTACTATATGTAAAATTATCTTTATCACGATATAACTTTATCTTTAATTGTGCTTGTTCTAACTTTGAAAAATTGACTGACCCGGATGGTTGTGTTTCACTTGGATTAAAAGCAAAATTATAGTTATAAAAGCCCATACCTACTGGATATATATTTGACTTATAATTAGGTGCATTATTACTTGTTTTATTTGAATTATATACATTTAATAACGAACTATTTAGATGATGTTGATAATCTTGAACAAAACGGAAATATTGTGGTTGTAAAGGTTCAGTTACATCTTTACCATTCATAACTATATTACATTCTTTCATCTGTTCTCGTAAATAATTAGCATTTCTCCAATAATTATAATATAATATGCCAGTTGTATTATCATATAAATTATTTGATAAATTAACACTACTTAAATCAACATAATTATCTTTAATACCCCAGAATATAGATTTAACAGGATGATTAAAACGTAAATCGAAACGATGTGTTAAATCTTCATATTTTTCATTTGTCATACTTGAAGTATATAGTTGGATTGGATTATTTAAACTAGATTGAACTTGTGTAATCATATATTCTAATTGTTTTGATGAGAATAATACACGTTCATCTTTATCTAAATGTATATATTCACATAACATTTGCATTCTATTTAATGATAAGTTTGTATTTGTAATACTATTTGCTGTAGTTGTTAAATTAGAGACATATGTAGTAGGGACACTCTTATCATTTAGTTTAACTTCAATACGAACAGTTGAATACTGTAATGCTATTAATGGTAATGATAATCCAATATCATTATTGAACCAAAATCTTAAAGGTAAGAATAATGTTTTTTTATTATCAGTAGAAGAATGAATTCCTGTCATTAGTCCAGTAGCAAGTTCTTTACGTTTATCTTGCATTAATTCTAAATATAACATTAACCAGTCGCTATAATGACGGTCGATTAATTGTCCATCAATAATAATATCGACATACTCGATAAAAGAATAACCGAATAAATTTACATTAGATATATCAGTTTGACTAGTATTATTTTCAATATCTAATACTAAATACATACGATGTAATAAATCACCACTTTTAGGTATATCAACATATAATTTCTTATTATAAGCATTATAAGTTTCACCTACAAAAGGAACGAATACTTGGTCTAATGCGAAATGTGTATGTCTTTTATAAGCACCCTTAAAAAAAGTAAATTGAGGATTACCTACTAAATATTTATCTTGCTCACTCTTTACGGCAAGTAACATATAACCTAAACCCATATTTATATTATAAAGATATAATTATTTTCATTAGTTAAACCTATATGTAATAATTTATTACACAAAATATGATTATATTATAAGATGTCTCATAAAATAATAAATATTAAAACAAAAAAGCGTAAGCCTAAAAATTATACTAAAGAAGATATAGAAAATCTATTAGAAGATTATATACGTATTGATAATATTGATGAAGTACCTGTTAATAGTTGTATTCGTTATGTTACATTAGATAGTAATAAAAGACAAACTTTTAAAGAAGGAGGAAAATTAGTATCAACAACCGATAAATGTGTATGTTTATCAAAAGGTACTTTTAAGTGGTATGTTAAAAAGAAACATTATGATAAACCGAATGATAAAGAGGTATTATTTGAAACAATATTTTGGAAAAAGAGAGATTATATGGATGATTTATTAGACCATATTGAAAATCAGACGAATGAAATTCAATTGTTAAAAGAACAGTTAAGTATGTTTAAAGAAATATTAAAAATATTAAAAGATGAAAATAAGATTACTAAAAATGCTCTTGATATACTTAAAAATCAAGTATCAAAATGTAAAGAATTATGTATATCATTAAAAGACCGGAAATTATCTAAATCTCGTCATTAGTCTTTTTAGTTACTAATGTTTTGAACTTATTATATCCAGTAGAACTTTTATCTTTAATAACTACAATACCATTTTTTAAACCATCAATAATACTATTAAAGTAACCATTTTTATACATAATAACGGCTATAATAATAATAATAAAGATAAGGATGGCGAGAATAATGGCTTTAGTAGAGTCGTTATTTTGTTTTTCTATCATAGCATTATTGGATAAAATAGCACATTGATTTCGAAATGATTTATCATCATAACAACGCATAGCAGAGCCGTAATTTTGATTATTAGATTTCTCTAGATTTGGATTATAATTAATCGTTCTACTATCATCTTTAATAGTATCTCTATTATTAGTATTAGGGAATAGAGTTTTAATTTTATCGAAGAATGTAATATTAGTATATACAGGATTACTCATAACAATCCAAGTAACATTTTCAGTACAATTACCACGAATAGTAGAACCATCATAAATATAGAAAGATTTAGTTTCAGGTAATACATCGAATATATTCCACTCACTACCTAATGAGAGAGTTTTATAAGAGCCTGATTGTTGAGGGATTAATGAAATAAATTCGTTTAAGAATGTTTGTGTTCTACTTAAAATATTACTATCATTTAACTGTAAAAATACTGATACGATTAAGATAGTATTACTAATCTTATTATAATGATGAAGCATTAATTCGGCGTCGAACTGTTTTCCGTCTATTTTATGTGATGAGGGGCGTGTATAACTCATAGTTTCTAATTGATAGACGACATCCTTATAAATAACACTAGAACCACTATCATAATATAAATAAAATTCTTTACCAGTATTTTCTATAGTACATAATGAACTACGATAAAAGAAGAGTAGACTACATAATGAACTACATTCGGTTGCATTATTGGATATAATTTCTAGAGGAGATTGTTTTTTACCTGTAACACATTTATTTTCAATGTCTGTCATATTATACTAATATTATTATGGATAATAAAATTATTATATAATAGTAAATATGAAAGAGTGGATTATAGGAATAATATTAGTAGTATTATTTGCATATTATCTAGGAATTACAATAGCATCTGTAGTAGATTATAGATTAAAAGATGCAATAATAAATTTACCTGAACAAAATAATACGATATATCTTAAAGTCGGAGAAGAACATTTTGAGGTAGAAAAAGATACAGATGAAACAAAGAAGAAATTAACAAATCTTAAAAAAAAGAATTTAAAGACTACCAAATTATCCAAAAAATCTTCAAAAAAAAATAAAAAGTTTGAACATTTCGAACAACTTATTAAAGAAAATAAAGATGATACTATTATCGACCAAAATCAAAAAGCTTACGCTATTTCTTACAAATTAGCTAAATCTTTACAAAATAATACTCTTCCTTTTAATGGTTATAATTCTTATGACTATGACCAAGTATATTCTACATTTGAAAAATAAAAATAATCGATATAAAGATTATATCTTAAATTACTATAATATAAGATGTCATCATCAAAAATGGAAACTGAAAATGAATATGTTATAAATGAATGTAAATCATTCGACGAATTAAATTTAAATGAAGACCTTTTAAGAGGTATTTATTCTATGGGTTATGAAATCCCTTCTCAAATTCAAAGAAAAGCTATTAAACCTATGATTGATAGAAGAGATTTAATCGCTCAATCACAATCAGGTACAGGTAAAACCGCAACTTTTTTAATTGGTTCATTAAACCAAGTTGATAAAACTTTGAATAAACCACAAGTTTTAGTTATTTGTCCTAATCATGAACTAGCACAACAAATATATTATAATTTCTCTTGTTTAAGCCAATACATGAAATTAAAAAGTGCTTTATTAATCGGTGGTATTCGTACCGACGAAAATATTAAATCTTTAGATGCTGGTGCTCAATTTGTTGTTGGAACACCTGGTAGAATCCAAGATATGTTAAAAAAATATATATTAAAATTAGGTAAATTAAAATGTCTCGTTATAGATGAAGCAGATGAAATGTTGTCAAAAGGTTTTAAAGAACAATTATACGAAATTTTCCAGTTCGTTCCTAAAGATTGTCAAGTCTGCGTTTTTAGTGCTACTATGCCTGAAAGTGCTTTAGAAGTAACTAATAAAATTATGACTAATAATGTAGTTCGTATTTTAGTTAATCCTGAAGAAGTTACTTTAGATGGTATTGAACAATTTTATTTAGGTGTTGATAATGAAAATTGGAAAATTGAAACTTTATGCGATCTATATGAAAGACTTAAAATTAATATGACTATCATTTTCGTTAATTCTCGCCGTAAAGCTGAATATATTAAAGAAAAATTAGAAGAACAAAATTTTACAGTCGCTTTATTACATGGTGAAATGAAACATATTGAAAGAGAAAAAGTTATGAAATCTTTT